AAATACATGGGATTAGAAAGACATGGTTATTCTTTTAATGTTCACAATAAAAGAATTCTAGATATCGGTGGAGGTCCAACATCAATTCTTTTAAAATGTTTTAATTTAAAAGAAGGAAAAGTTGTAGATCCAATTCAATATCCAAAATGGACTGTCGATAGATATAGTATAAAAAATATCAAGGTTCAAGTTGATGTCGGTGAAAATGTTGAAGAAGAAAGTTGGGATGAAGTGTGGATTTATAATTGTCTTCAACACACCATAGATCCAGAAAAAATTATTAATAACGCCAAAAGATCTGCTAAAGTATTAAGAATTTTTGAATGGATTGATATTCCTCCTCATGAAGGACATCCACATGAACTTAAGGAAACCACTTTAAATTCATGGATTAGTCAAAAAGGTTCAGTTGTTCAATTAGCAGAATCTGGTTGTTATGGTAAAAGTTATTATGGAGCATTTAACTTATGAGATTTCATGTTTTAGGTCTTCCCCATACAGTTTCTAGCAGAACTTTCAATGCTTGTGCTTACACACAAAAAGTTGTAAAGTTTTGTAAAATGATGAAGGCTAGAGGACATACTGTTATTCATTATGGTCATGAAGATTCAGATGTTGTATGTGATGAACATGTGTCAGTATTGACAAATAAGGATTTTGAAATATCGTATGGATCTCATGATTGGAGAAATAAATTCTTCAAATTTGATACTGGAGATCATGCATATCAAACTTTCTACAGAAATGCTATAATTGAACTTTTCAAAAGAAAACAAAAGAATGATTTTCTCCTTCCTTTCTGGGGTTCTGGTGTCAGAACTATTTGTGATGCTCATCAGAATGATATGATTGTAGTGGAACCAGGAATCGGTTATGCTGGTGGTCATTGGGCTAGATGGAAGATATTTGAATCATATGCAATTTACCATGCATACTGCGGTCTGGAAAATGTCGGAATGTGTAAACAAGATTGGTATGATGTCGTGATTCCAAATTATTTTGATTTGGAAGAGTTTGATTTCTGTGAAGAAAAAGAAGATTATTTCCTTTACTTGGGAAGAGTCTACAGCGGTAAGGGAGTAGAAGTAGCAATACAGGCTACTGAAATAGCAGGAGTAAAATTGGTAATTGCTGGACAAAAGGAAGAAGGTTATAAACTTCCTCCACATGTCGAATATGTCGGTTATGCAGATGTGCCTATGCGTAAACGCCTTATGAGTAAAGCAAAAGCCAGTTTTCTTCCTAGCATGTATGTTGAGCCATTTGGCGGTGTTCAAATTGAAAATCTTCTGTCTGGAACTCCAACAATTACAACAGATTGGGGTGCATTTGCAGAAAATAACATACATGGTTTGACTGGATATAGATGCAGAACTATGGGTGATTTTGTGCAAGCAATTCACAATATCGACAAGATTAGCCCAAGAAACTGTAGAGAATGGGGTGAAAACTTCTCACTTGAGAAGGTTGCCCCGATGTATGAAAAGTATTTCCAAGATGTATTGGATGTATATACAGGACCAGGTTGGTATACAACCAAGGATAGTTCAGTGCTGAATGCTTTTGAGAAGAAATATCCAAATCATCCAGTAGAATTAAAAAAAAAGTATAAACAATACTTCTCAGATGCAGAACAATATTGGTTTGTAAATTACACACCAAAAGAAGGTGATACTGTAATTGACATTGGAGCAGGAAAGGGTGAGGATTCTATTCCATTTTCTGAAAAAGTTTCAGAATCTGGTAAAGTAATTGCAATAGAAGCACATCCTCAAGTCTTCTCTTCTCGTAGGGAAGTTTGCAGTAACAATAATATTGCGAATATTATTCCAGTTAATTTAGCATTAACAGATTCAGCAAAACAAGTTTGTATCGAAAATAAACAAGATTGGATTTCCAATACTATTTCTGAGGAAGAAACTGGAATCAAGGTTCAAGCAGATACTCTAGATAATCTTTGTGAAAAAATGAACATAACAAAAATTGATTATCTGAAAATGAATGTTGAGGGTTCAGAAATAGATATTATAAAAGGAATGACAAATTCAATTAAGTTTATTGACAATATCTGTATATGCTGTCATGATTTTAGAGCGGATAGAGGAGAAGACGAAAAATACAGAACAAAAAGCAAAGTAATTGAATTTTTAGATAAAAATGGATTTAAAATAATCTTGAGAGAAGATGACTCAAGAGATTATGTAAGAGATCATGTTTTTGGATATAGATTAAATTATGAAGAGAATACTATTTTACATTGAAAATAATTGGGCATTTGGAAGAATACACAATGACCTGATAAAGACATTATATCCAGATGTTCATTGTGATATAATTGATTGGAGAATAGGGTACTCCTCTACAGATGTTGAATATTTTCTCAAAAAATATGATTACATAATTACAACTCCACATGGAGCAATGGTTCTTGATACATCTTATAAATTACCATTGAATAAAATGGGTGCAATATCACATTCAAACATGGATATAAAGCACATAATTTTTGAAAAAAAATTAGGTGCAGAATATTTTAATAAATTTAAGTCATATGGTGTAATATCTCCTATTGTCAGAACAATGTCAATTGCACATGGGGTGTATAGAATTCCTCATATTCTTGAGGTTGGTTGTTTCACAAATATTCATCGTAAAAATCAATCAAAAGAATTAAGAAGCATAGGATATGTTGGAGCAATACAAAAGAATATTGATGCAAATGAATCTGTTGACATAAAAAGAGGAAGATTGGTAGAAAAAGTTGCAGAAATAACAGGTCTTCCTTTAATACAACAAAAAAACCTTCACTTTTTATGCTCCGAAGAATTGTACTGTTTCGACCTTCTGATGTTTTCTTCATTAACAGAAGGTCTTCCTACTGTAGCGATAGAATCAATTGCTTCAGGAATTCCCATATTAGGAACACACACTGGTATTTTTCCAAGTATGGCAGAATGTGGTGCAGGAATAATTCTTCCATTTGAGGAAAATTTATTCATAGATAAAGCAGTAGATGTAATAAATGATTTAAAATTAAATCCAGAAAAATATCAAAACATGTGTTCTCTTGCACTTGAAGAATCTAAAAAATATGATTGGTCTGTCGCCAGAAATAGTTGGCTAAAGTTCATAGAATCTCTGTATTCTTGATTGACAACCAGATACAACTTGATATAATACGTCCATGCTCCTATAGGCTAATCGGATAAACCCACCGCCTTCTAAGCGGTTCTTCCTGGTTCGAATCCAGGTAGGAGCGTTATGACTGACAATCAGATTTCTAATTTTGCTAATCTCGCTTATCCTCTTTGTCTTGAAATTCCAAGGCAGAAGAAGCATGTATCTATTATTGTTCATGGAAAGCGAATTATTTCTATTGGAAGAAATTATTTTAAGACGCATCCTATTGCCAAGGAAATCGGCTATCCTTTTGATGAAATGCATTCGGAACTAGATGCATTTAGAAAGGTTCCAAAGCATCTCAGGGATGAAAATCTTATTCTCATGAATTTCCGTTTCAATCAGTTTGGTGAGATGCGTATGGCTCGTCCATGCAATCTTTGCACTGGTTGGTGTAAGGAAGTATTTGATACTATCTACTATAGTACGAATGATGGTATGCAAAAAATGAAGTTTTAAGGAGAATGCCATGAAAATTTCTGAAATGATTTATGAGTTGCGTAAAATGGCAAAAACTACAGAAAACCTACCAGATAAATATCTCTTTTATCGGGCAGCAACTACTTTAGGTATTCTTGGTAACATTGCAAAAATTGGTGATCTTATAGTTGGTGAAATGAAAAATTGCAAGAAAGATCCAGATTGCAAGGATGAAAATTATCCTGAAAATGAGTGGCCTATAAGCGAAGAATCTATTCTAATGATAGATGAATTTCTTGATGAATTGGTAATCAGGAATTTGATTGACAAAGACAGTAGATGGCCTTATGGTTCTGATGATCTAAAGTTTACAAAGGAAGAAAAATGACATATCGTTTGCATATTGATATTCCAATTGATGGCACAGAAGAGGAAGCACTTCGTGCTGCAGATTCTATTATTCGTTTTTGCTTTGATAATCGCCTTGCAAAAATGGAGATGAATATTATTGGCATTGAATCTGTAAATTATCGCCTTGGTCACGATGAAGATCGTCAGAAGAGCAATTACTTCATGAAGAGCCCATCTGGTCATGTCAACAACAAGAAAAGTCGTATTCTTTACAAGACTTCTGGCTTGACAAACGAGCAGGATACGGTATAATGAACGCACTTGCGCGGTGGGCGGACAGCTTCGCAGGCCGACTTATAATCGGCTCATTCAGGGGCAGCACCTGAACCGCGTATTATGGAAGAGACACGTAACATCATCGACTTTTATCATTATTGGGATCATGATGCAATCATTGCAGATCTGGATAGTAAAAGAAATAATTTTACAGTTCTTTGCTGTAATCTTGGGAATGATTTTAACATTGCTACTGTTATACGAAATGCGAATGCTTTCCTTGCTGAAAAGGTGGTTATTTACGGGAACAAGCGTTACGATAGGCGTGGCACTGTTGGGACTCATCTATATACTAGGTTCCAACATGTAAAGACTATTGATGATCTGGAAGATTATATCATGGATCTTAAGAATAATCATTCGAATCTTCGTGTTGTTGGGTTTGATAATATTTCTTCTTCTGTTCCTGTTGAGACTTATGATTGGTCAGATGATGCTCATACTCTCATGATTTTTGGTGAGGAGCAGAAAGGAATTCCGCAGAATGTTCTTGACAAGTGCGATGATATCGTGTATATTACGCAGTATGGATCAGTAAGAAGTCTGAATGTTGGAACTGCATCGGGTATCGCAATGTATGATTATTGTCGAAAGGTAAAGTGCAATGTCTCGTAAAACCGCACACAGAAAATTCAAACGCCGTCGTAAGGTTGGAAGCAAAATGAGAAGGGCAAGAGCCCTTGCAAGACGCTAGGATCAGCTGAGATCCGCCTGGACCCCGGGCAAAGTAATGGGGTTTTCCTGCTCCCATAGATTAACTGGCTAAATCACCGCCCTTTCAAGGCGAAGACTCTGGGTTCGATTCCCAGTGGGAGTACTTGCGGGTGTAATTCAGTGGTAGAATGTCTGCCTTCCAAGCAGATCGCCATCGGTTCGAATCCGATCATCCGCTTTGTTAAATATGGGACTGTGGCGGAATAGGCAGACGCAACAGACTTAAAATCTGTCGGTTTTAAAAACCATGTGGGTTCGATTCCCACCATTCCCATTGTAAGCGCGGTAGACCAACGGCAGAGTCGGAGTATTCAAAATGCTTTTATGTGTGGGTTCGAATCCCACTCGCGCTACTAACGTAAGTTTTTGAAATGTTTGATGCTTAATTTCAAAAACTTTTTAGTGAGAAGCATCATTGAGGTAACTAGTTATGACAATGACACGTAATATGAGCAAGATGCGCAAGGTAATCAACTACCTAGCAAATGGTCGTACCCTGACTCCAGATCAGGCTCGGGCTCGCTTTGGTGTCCGTAATCTTCGTGCTACCATGAGTGATATTCGTGAGGTAGTTACGGAGTACGGAAACTGGCAGATTGTTCGTGAGACGACTGCAAGCGGCAAGACCTGCTATGGTATGCGAGATGTGCATCCAGGTCGTCGTCGTTACGGATTCCGCGCAAACGGTAGCCGTTACGCAATTCGCTGATACTCAAGAAGGTAGCGAGTATAAATAAAGAGGTGGCTAAAACCACCTCTTTATTTTTTTATTGGAGAATACAATGCCTGAAAATTTTGATCATGAATACATGCAATCGGTAATTGAAAACATAAAGAAAAATCTTGAAAACATTCAACAACAACCAAAAGAAAACGAAGAGCAAAAAGAATATGATGTTGATAGCGATTCTTTCAGTATAACATTATATTTTGATAATTCTGAAAGTTCAAAACAAATTCTTATGAGTCTTGCAAAGAAGTCTTTAATTTCAAATTGCAAAATAAGCGATATTGTAATGGGAATAATTGTAGAAAATACAATTTTATGAAAGATATAGAAGAACTTATTAAAAAATATCTTTTTGTCAAACTTGCAGAATTGAAAAAGCAAGGCAAAAAAATAGATGAAAAGATAAGAACTGATCTTATTCAAAAAATAAAAAAAGATCTTTCTCAATCCAAAACTTGACATCTCATAGCAATATGATACAATAGTGTCATGGCTAAGAGAATTTGGGATAGTATTGATCAAGAGGCAGAACGTCAGGGATCTGCCTCTTATCGTCATGCAATTGCTCAACCTAGACGTTGCTATGGTCGTAAAACGCACAAGGAACGAAAGGCTGCAATTGATGGTCTTTATGTCATTCAGCGTAAGATGATCAAGGAGAGTTATGAGCGTTTTTGAACGTCATTGTGAGTCGTGTAATACTGTCATTCCTGCAGGTCGTATTGAAGCCATTCCAAACGTCACAACTTGCGTCAAATGTTCAACTGTGAAGCCCTATAAGGGCTTTATGGACTGGTATCATAAAACAGCCCCAGAAATCGTCATTATTCCCGCAGAAGATAAGGAAAATCTTCGTAGGGCTGCAAGAATTTCTTGTAGGTCAAGATAATAAATTATATAAATATATGTGGTCAGACATTCACTTACCGAGAGGCGTCGATTACGCCATTCATGCGGGCAAGTAATTTCGCTACCTTCTGACCGTTATAGTGGATGGATTCGGAGAAATCCGAATCCATCTTTATTTTTACAGATACATACTGTAAACGTAAGGAGTGAAATTTGCATTCATTTATACATGTACCTTTCGATAAGCAACCAGATCTTATAACAGAAGAAACAAACGGAAATCGTTTTTATAAAATTCCTACCGGGGAATTATATCCTTCTGTAACTTCTGTAACAGGTTATGAAAAAAGACAGTTCTTTGCAGAATGGAGAAAGAATAATCCAGAAAGAGCAGAAAGAGCAGTCAAGCGAGGAACAAATTTTCATAAAATGATAGAGGATTATTTGAATAATACTGAAGTAGATGTAAAAAAATATTCATACTACGAATCAATGTTATATCAACAAATTCTTCCAGAAATTAATAAGATAAACAACATAAGATGTCAAGAAATGCCTTTGTGGTCATCTACTCTTCGTCTTGCAGGAAGAGTAGATTGCATAGCAGAATACAATGGTGTTCTTTCTGTAATAGATTTCAAAACTGCAGCAAGAGAAAAGCATTACTCTGACATCAAGGAATATTTCATGCAAGCAACGGCATATGCAATAATGTGTAAAGAGAGAACTGGTGTTCAAATAAATAATGTTGCAATATTGATGTCATGCGAAGATGGAAGTGTGAATGTATTCCAAGAGAATCCGATT